GGCGCGCCCCGCCGCCCCCGCCACCACCGCCCGTCCGTAGAGCAGCACCGGTGTGAGCACACGCGCCAGCTCCGCCACCACCCGCTCCGACAAGGTGGACGTAGACGATCTTGGCCCAGGCAGGCTTCGTCCAGACGAAGTCGGTCACGGCACCCTGCTCGTTCCGGAACTCCTGGATATCCACGAGCCCGAGACCGGACGGTCCAGGCAGAACTCCAGGCCGAAACGTCATCCTAGAAGTCTCCGCCGAACGCAGACCCCTTGATCATCGACTGGAGACCGGCGATGGTCACGGTGAAGCGCAGCGACCAGCCGGTCTTGATGACAAGGTTGGTGTACGAGTGCGAAGACTGCCAGGCCTTGGCCGTGGTGCTCGAGGTGACGATCGGCACGAGGAACTGGTCGATGAGGTGGTAGGTCGAGCCGTCATACGCGAACAGGTTGACCACGCCCGCCACCGTCGTGCCAACCGCCTGCATGAGGACCTGCTCGCACTTGGAACCCGACGCGCCAGCCGTGAAGATGGTCGCGATGTTCGTCGGAGCCGTCAGGCTCGTGTCGAGCGTCGCGTTGGCGAGCGCAGATCCGTTATTGACGGTGGCGGCGAAGGCGGGCGTGGTAGCCATCTACAGGGTCAGGGTGAAGATGCCCGACGCGTTCCAGACGACCGTGAAGGTGCCGGACGTGACCGAGTTCGCCCCACCGAAGTAGTTGAAGCAGATGCCCTGGTCGGCGACCGGTGTCGCGATCGAGTGGTCGTAGACCAGGCAGCCGTAGGCGTTGGTCAGGGTCGTGGTCGAGTTGGCCGAGACGGTGTCTGCCGCATCGAAGGTGTAGACGTTCGAGGCGAAGCCCGACGTCACCGAGGCGAGCGGACGACCCAGGGCAGGCCAGCCGGTCGCATCCGAGACACCACCCGATGCCCACACGCCCGCACCGTAGGCGCTCGACGCCGAGGCGACGGTCTGGGACGGGGTGATGGTGTTGTCGAACAGTGCCGCCTCGAGGAGGGAGTCGGTGTTCAGGTCCATCGCGGTCGTGTTGTTGAGCACGTCCGTGATGAACGAGCTGAAGATCTTGCTGTTGGTCCAGGCCATGTCAGTTCACGTCCTTCTGATCAGCCTTGGCCTGCGCCAACGACTGCTTCATGCCATCGAGGTGTTCCTCGAGCTTGTCGATGCGGGACTGGATGCCGTCGACCCGTGCCTGGGCCTCGGCCTTCAGGTCAGCGTCCTGGACCGTGGACTCGTCATCGGTGGCGACTTCCGCGTCAGCCGCCGAGCCGGATCCCTCACTCTTGCTTGCCATCTGGTTTCTCCTTATGCCTTGAGCGACGCTGTCGGGGCGAACACGATCGTGTCGACCCCGTCATCACGGGTAGTAACGACCGACATGACCGGACGGCCATTCGCATCGGTCTGGACGATGTCGTTCCCCACATAGTCGTCACGATCGTGAGCCACGACCTTGCAGCTCGTACCCTCGGGGACGAAGGGCGCGGTCAAACCACGCAAGCCCGCACAGGTGTGGAAACGCGAGTGCGGCCTCGCTTCATGGGTGACGTCGGTCTGCGAGCAGTTGGGACAGACCCACTGCTGCGTGGGCCGGATCATGGTGGTCACGCGTACGACTCTCCCGTGATGTGCAGCACGAACTTCTCGTCCTGCGGTGGGCTTCCCTTGGGAACGGTGCGGCGCAGCCACAAGGCCACGTAGTCGCCCTGCTGATAGGCCGTACCTGGCAGGTAGAGCGGCATGAGCGCGTTGGTCGGAACCACGAAGCCGATGCCGGTCGGGGTGCCACCCGCTTCGATCCGCTGGGCCTCGGCGTTCTGCCCGGCGGGATCGAGACCGATCTCGAGCGTCGATGCGTTGGCTGCTCGGTCGAACCACAGGCAGGCGTCCATCAGCCCATCGGTGTTGGCATCGTTGTTGATGAAGTAGATGCAGCGGTGATCGACCAGCCCACGCTCCGCATCAAGCCCCCGAACCTCGGGGAAGAGGCTCTTACCATCGACCTCGGTGCTGGTGATCGGTCCACCCAGTCCGTCGAGCGACAGGTAGAAGCGCAGGTTCTTAGGTCGGATCGGCATCTTCGAGGACCTCCTCCTTGCCGACCACTGCTCCTTGTTCATCGATGATGAATCTGGTGTGGAGCACCCGCTTCCAGGTCGGGTCGGTGGTGTCGGTCTCGGTCTCGGTCTTACCGATGATCTGACCGTCGGCGTCGTGGTGGTACTCGGTCGAGCGCTTGATCTGGCGAACGTGCGGCAGGCTCGTGGTCGTGATCGACTCGGGAATCTGAAGCGTGACGCTGGGCTGAGCTGGGAGCTGGTTGTCGACGTTGACCTCGACTGCGCCCTTGTCGATGTGGACCTCGGTCGAACCACGGGTGTAATCCAGGACGGAGCGCACGGCGGCGGCCAGTCCGTTGAGATCGAAGTCCTTGCCCGAGGCCGGTGGCGGTGCCGAGTTCTGCTGCTTGGCGGCCGTCTGGGCGTCGAGCATCTCACGCACCGTGGGCACGTCCATGATGTTCACCGCGCCCTGCGACGTGGCCATGATGAGCTTGCCCTCCATCTCTGGGATGGGCTCACGACCTTCATCGATGCGGGCTTCGTTGACGAAGCGCCACGGCACACCGGCCAGCGCCTTCTCGTAGATGGCGGCCTTGGCCGTGCTCTCCTTGAGGTTGAGCGCGGTGAACCGGAAGGCAAGGTTGTTGTCAGGCCCACCGAAGCTCGAGTCCCAGACCACCTCTTCGGTGAGGTACTCCTGGATGTTGCTCATCAGTGGCCGAAGACCACGGTCCTCGCTAATCTGGATCTGCGTCTCGGCGGTCGAGCGGTTGACATCGAAGGTGACGCCCAGGTCCTGCGGCGTCAGACCGAACACGACCGCGATCTTGCGCACCAGGTAGATCTGCCACTCGAGGAACTGCTGGTCACGGTTGCTGTCGCGGAACTTGATGAACGACGGGGCCTTGCTGCCACCGATGAAGCCCAGTGGGCCTCGGCCAGCGACCTCGGACTCGAAGAACTCGCGGAAGCGGTTGACCTGCGGCTCGGTGAAGCCTTCACCCAGGTTGATGATGCCGTCCGGTGCGGCGTTCTCGACCTGTCGGCGGTTGTACTCGTGGGCCGCCATCTCGGCTTCGACCGCTGCGCGCAAGGTCTCGAGCGGTGGCATCCCCAGTGGCGAGTCGGTCTGCGGGTTCATCATCATGTAGATGAAGTCCCGGTTCTTCCAACGCGCCCTCTCGCTGTAGTTGTCGGGGTACCAGTAGTAGCGCGGGGTGTCGGGCTGGCCGTCCCACATGGCGTTGATCTTGATCTGGGCGGCGTTGGTCGGCCACAGCTCGCGGAGGTTGTCCTGGAGGTCGCGGACCTTCTCGATGCAGCCCGCGTCGAGGACCATCAGGTCCTGCGTGACCGGCTCGATCAGGGAGCGATACGAATCGTTCGACGGGTTGGGCCGCTGGAACAGGGCCCGGATCCTCTCCTGCTGGCGCTTGCTGTAGGGCTTGCGCTGGTTGTAGGGCACGATGTCCCAGTCAGCCGAGCTGACCTGGCTGCGCCGGATGGTGCAGGCCCCTCGGACCCACTCGCTGGTCTTGGCCCAGTGCCGGTAGACCTGCGAGTTCTGGATGGAGATCTTGCCGTCCCAGGTGTAAGCAACCGTGCCTGCCCCGTTGTTGGGCAGTCGCTCAGGCGAGGCCAGTCGGCTCTCGTTCTGAACGACCAGCTCGCCGCCGGAGACCGGCAGCGGTGATCGCCGGACCAGTTGCGTGACAGCACCCATCAGCGACGGTTCTCCCGGAAGTGCGAGGCGATGGCCTTGAGCTGCACCTTGTTGAGGTGGTCCTTGACCATCTGGGTCTCGGACGCCTTGATGGCTTCCTCGACGGTCATCGTGTGGGTGTCGACATGACGCAGCAGCATGGCCACGTGGTTGGCCACCGCGTGGGTCCCGTCACGGAACTCGAGCTCGACCGCCATCAGGGCAGGTACTTGATGGCGTGGCCGTTCTGGACCATCAGATCGTTGATGCAGTTGGCACTGGTGTTCTGCTCCATCGATGAACGATCCAGGAAGATGCGACCCAGATAGCGGCCGTACTTCTCCTTCTGGTCCTTGATGGTCTGGACGTAGACCCGGCCATCCGCTGGGAGCAGGGTCTTGATGTAGGCCAGGGCAGTCTTGCCATCGGGCGTGGCCAGCTCGGGTGCGTTGATGCCGTACAGCCGGATGGTCATCCGCAGCGTGACGTCGCAGCCCAGCCGAATCTCGACGTGCATCGTGTCGCCGTCATGGACATCGATGACGGTCCCGTCGTATTGGTACATCAGAACCTCCGAGGAGCGAGCGAGCCCCAGAACGCCCCACCGACTCCGGTCTCCATCGCATAACCGAGCGCGTCGATCATGTCGTCGTGACCCTTGGGGAACTGAAGGAGCTCGATCTCGAAGTCCGAACCTTCGAGTGACTTGTGGTGGTAGACCTTGCCCGCCTCGTAGCGGGCCGCCACTGACCTCGCCCGCGTGACCTTGTCGACCTCGGCCTTCTTGCCCACGATGGGCAGCATGGTCGAGTTGATCATGTCCTTGACGAAGGCCCCCTGGAACTGGTTGTTCTCGACGATGATCTTGGAGATGAGCGGGTTGGCCTTCGCGCCATCCATGACGAACTCACGGTGGCCGGTCTCGATCTTGGCCCGAGCCACATCGAAGACAAAGGAGTTGCCCTCATCGTCCTGGGCGACCACCACCCGAGCCGTCCAGTCGGCACGTTGCCGTTCTGAGCTGGCCAGGTCGACGCCCATCTTCCAGACGTAGCCCGCAGGGTTATCGGGCAGGTTCGTGAAGTACCGGTTGGCGAACCACTCCCGACGGAAGATGTTGCCCGCCATGAGGCCACTGATGTCGTTGAGGTACGAGCAGGCGAACATCGCCGAGCCCATGTCCCGGCGCTCGCTCTCGAGCTTGTCGAGCGGCCACATCGCAGGCCACAGCGCCTTGGGGTGGCGCTGCTCCTTGTCGCCGTCCTCGTAGTAGATCGCGCCCCTGACCAGCGACGGCCACTTCTTGTCTTCGATGAGCTGCTGGTACAGGTCGCCCTCGGCCCACCGGGTACCGATGACGATCATGCTGCCGCCCGGCACGAGACACGGCTTGAGCGTCTTCCAGAACCAGGTCTCGATCTTCTCGCGCTGCTCGGGGTTGGAGGTGTTCTCCTCGTCGAGGATGTCGTCACACAGGATGAGATCGAAGCGTTTGCTGATGATCGCGCCACCAGCACCCGCCGAGTACATGTTCACGTCCTTGGTGCCGAGCAGCGCGGATTCCTTCTGGATCCACTCGACATCGTTCCACTTGTGCTTGCCCGCCAGGTTGCCGAAGATGTCGTGCTGGTACTCGTTGGCCTCGAGGGTGAAGCGCACCGCCCGACTGAAGGCATTGGCCTGCTTGGCCGTGTTGCTGATGAGCCCCACCCGCAGGTTCGGATGACGGCTTTCGAGCCAGGACAACAGGATCGAGTTGGCCCAGGTCGTCTTGGCGTGGCCTCGGGGCATCAGGACGACCGCGTTCTCGCGGTGTTCGAGCCGATCGAGGATGAACTGCATCATCTCGGCGTGGTGCGGCTCCGGACGCATCCGGAAGACGTACTCGCCGTACGACAGGACGTCAGTTGGGGCGAGGGTCCGGAGCGATGACCAGAGCAGTTGGCCCCACACCTCCGGTGGAAGCGACCCGCTCGCGAGCAGCTTCGACAACTCTTCGGAGGAGGTCGGCGTCTGGAGGGGTGACGTTGCGGGCATCGGGGGCCTCCGTGCTCATCCCTGTCGGAGCAGTCATCTCGCTCAGCAGGAATGTCGCCCACAGATGAGCGTCCTTCGGTGAGATCGTGACTTTCTTGTCCTTGAGGTCCTCGAGGTACTGGCGGATCGAGGCCCGAGCGGCCAGGACCGCCTCGTTGCGGATCTGGGTCTGTTCGCTGGCCACGGTCGCGGCGGCCGTCTCGTAGGAACGCCGAGCGATCGATGACAGGTACGCCTGGCGGCGACCTCGCCAGTCCTCGCGGAGCGCGATGGCGTTCATCGATGACCAGGACTTGAGGCCCATGTCACGAGCGATCTGGCGGACCGACTGGCCCTCGACCACGTACCGACGTTCCGCTTCCTTATAGTCGATGGTCGATCGGCCGCCAGCGCTCATGAGAAGAGGCCCTTGAAGAAGCGCGACCAGGGCGCGTCAGCCTTCGGCTGCTCAGCCTTCTCGGGCTCATCCTCGCTACCGAGCATGTAGTGGTTGTCCCCGTCGCACTTGTCGTTGCACTCGGGGAGATGTTCACCGACGATCTCGTGGGTCTCTTGGGTCACGGTGTCTCCTTCGCCACTCGAGCCCGAAGCTGATGAGGCAGAAGAGGATGAGGATGGCCAGGACCTGGAACGCCAAGTCCACTACTTGGCGACGTACGTGACCAGCAGCCCGATGGCGAGCGCCACGATCGCCACCCAGGCGAACATGTTGCGGCCCTGGGCCTGGATCTCTTCGATGATGACCGCGAAGAGCGCGACGAGGATGCAGATCAGCAGGATGCTCACGATGGGGTTGCCCTTTCTGCCTTCTGGGCAGCTTCAACCGGATATACCGGTGTTTCAGGGTGTTCTGGCGGGTTATTCGCCCATTTCTGGGCGTTCCGCCAGGTTCTGCGTCGATTTACGAGCCGAGATAGTCCGCCGCCACTCGTTCGAGTGCCTGCCATGACTCGAGCTCCTCGCCGTCCTTGGCCTTCTCCAGCGCCTCGTCGACCACGAGCGCGACCGACTTGGGCATCCGGAACAGCCGCTCGGCCCAGACCTCCTTGGTCT